CAATATTTTATAAAATATTAAAAAATACTAATGGTTAGTTGTAGTCAGTAAAAAAGAAAGCAGCCAGTTTTTTAAACTGACTGCTAACTGACTATAAAACCCCTTTGGGGGATCTTAATTTTTTTCAATGCAAATATATGAAAATGACAAATAAGCACAAAATTTACTTAATTATTTTAAAACAAAAATGTATTTCACTACGTGAACTAGAAACAGCCGTTAACATAGAAAAAATGCAACTACTGAAAGCTGTATCACATTTAGTTATAAAACGTAAAATTAAAGCCAAAACAAATGATGATGGAGTAAGATATTTTAGTATAATAGATAAGCCGCTATGATCCCCAAAAAGTACTATACAGCCATTGTATTTATGCTGGATGGATCACCAGCTAGAAAGTACCACAATTTGAATGTGGATGATAGTTATTTCTTTTTAGTACGTATTGGTGCTGAATACGTGAACTTATATGATAATAATACGAAATTGTTTGTAGAAAGGATCTATATAAAAAAAGGGGTGTAGAAACACCCCTCGGATTACAAAAACCCTCTTTTATCAACTATGCATCAAACAAACTATGCTATAAATAGTGCTTTTTCTGCGTTTCTGCGGTTTTTTAAGCCATCACTGACCTTTCCACCAGCATATACCCATTTATCAAATTCAGTGGCTACATTCGCTTTATTTTCGCCCGCATTAAGTCTTTTTAGTAAAGTACTATCAGCAAAAGCACCCTCACCCACATTATAGGTAAAACTAGATAGTGCCAATAGCTGGTTATCTGTTACTGGTACTTTTACTTTTGACATTACAAAGTTATATTTGTCTTGTGCCTCTAATAAAAGCCATCTTTTGGCTGTGGCTTGATCAATAACATCTGTTTTGATCACTGGACGTTTTGCATCCCAATTATAGCCAGATCCATAACCTACTGAATATTGCATATAATCCCACTTCGGTACAGCTTGATATTTTCCCTCAACTTGACTAATAAGATTGAATAAACGATCACTAATAGCCGCAAAAGGGGTATTGTTTAATGCTGTTGCAATTTTTTTACGTAGCATAAATAAAATAATTGTAGTTATGGCAATGCCAGTAAATATTTTTTGGTTTTTTGTCATAAACCATTTTATTTTTTTGCATCTGCTGCCGCACCGCCCATTAAGAACGTGCCAATGCCAGCTGCTATTTGCCCTATGATCTGTAAAGTACCAGTAGTACTGGTTGCTAAATAACCGCCAATGGCAGCTATAATACCAAAGATGGTAGTTTTAGGATTTCTCATTTTTTGATTTGTTTTGTCTGTAAATATTCACAATAGTATAAATACTGGCACAGCCAGATAGCAAACCCAAAAATAACTGCATATAGGCGTTAATTTGGTTAATACTTAATATGTAAGTACCTATGCTGGCTATTGATCCAGTAATTGTGTTATTGTGGCTGTGATTCATCCTTTTGTAATTCTTTTACAATACTATCAAATGCTTGACCTACTGCGATGGCTGTTTCTACATTTTGAAATAAACCGCCTTTAATTGCTTGATCAATTACTTGTTTGATTAGTTCTAGTTCTTTTTGTTTGTTCATTGTTTGATGTTTTATTGATTAAATAATAGTTACATTTATTTGTGTTGCAGTCCAATCATATACATATTGATTTCCGTCATTACTACTATTATAGTTGTCATAATCTGTACCAATCATATATAAATTACCTTTTTGTAAAGTAACATTATCTACATCTATTAATTGGTAATATATGGTAGCCATATTAACGCAATTATCACTACTTGCTACACTTAAATATATTGCCGTTCCTAAATTTAGTGGAAAAACCACTGGTTGTATTTGTTTCATATTAATTCTTTTTTAAAGAGTCTATTTCTGCTTTAAGTTCTTGTATTGCTTTTATATATACAGCGTGTAATTGATCGTAGTTAATACCCATTTTACCAGTTGATGGCGTTGTAAATACCGCCTCTGGTATTATTGATTCCATTTCTTGTGCTATATTACCATTTTGTCTGCTTTGTCCGTAATTTTTATATTCATCTATATAATCAAACCATACTGGATTCATTTTAAGTATTTCATTTAAACCATAACCAATAGTACTAATATTTTGTTTTACTGAAATATCAGAAACTGGTGCAGATAATAAACCGCTTGAATCTGCTAATACAGCTCTACTACCAGTACCACCTAATGATTCAATTTGTAAAGCTCCACTACCACTAATTAAAGTTCTAATCCATAAGGTATTATTATTTAACGCTTGTAAAGCTACATTTTGATTTGTAGAAAAAAAAGACAATTTGTTTCCAGCTGTTACATACACATTTCCATTAAAATTAGAACTACCCGTTACTTGCAATTTATTAACAGTGTCGTCAGTTGAACTACCTACTAATAAATTATTTAATGAAGATACCCTCATAGCTTCTGGGGTATATGCTAAACCAGTATTGTAAACACCGAATAAAATAGGACTTGGCGTTGTGCTTTGATTAAAAATACACATATTACCACTTGCACTACCTTGTATAAAGTTATTTGTAGCTGTTGCTAAACCTAAACCAATTCTTTGTGTGGCACTTGTAACCGCATTATCTATTCTTATGCTTGGTGATGTTGCACCAATAGCGTTAATATGATTATCACTACTTGCTGAATAAACGTTTAATGTACCAGTACCGCTAGTTGCAGTATTTATATTTACTACACCAGTATTTAATATTGTTAATCTTGCTATTGAATTTAATACGTCATAAATTTGAAAACTATTTGCACCAGCATTATATAAATTACCTACACGCCATTTTCCTACGCCACCATTTAAAAATGCAATATTTGAATTGTTTGTACTTGTTGCATTTAATTGCATTAATACGTTTACGCTTCCATTATGAATGTCTAAAGGAGCAGTCGGGCCTCCAGTTGGGCCAATACCAAAATATTTATTTGTATTGTCCCAAAATAAATTTGTATTGTCTTGCGACATTAAACCACCAGTACCCGCAAAAGTTACGGAACCAGCAGTTAAAGACGTATTTGTAACATCATTTGAACGAATACCTCCATGAGTTACAATTATACCAAAATTAGTAGTATTACCATTTGCAGTAACTTGTTGCAAAGTTCCAGTAGTACCAGCACCAGCGTCCGCTATTAACGTCCAAGCGCTTCCAGTATCTTCATAAATAGCACCAGTATCGGTACTAATAAATACACGACCAGCAAAACCAGCCGCTGGGCGGTTAGTGAAAATATCACTATAAAAAGCGGGCGTACCTTTTTGATTTAATATATCCAGTGTTACACCTAATTTTGACATTTTGCTTTATTTATACGTTTATGTATCGTTTTCTTACCATTACTACGTTATTACCAGTAGTACTTGATCCAAAGTTTACAAAAAATCTTTGTTTTATATTTTCACCAGTATTACCCCCAATTTCAAATTGCTGACTAGGTTGTAATGTAATACTTTCAATTTTAGCTACACTTGTACCATAATTAATAAAAGTTAAACTATTTGCATTTTCACCGCCTACATATTGTGATACATCTACGGTAAAAAAATCTATTTCATATTGCAATAAAGCTATATCTACGTTGTTTGTCATATTATATAGTATTTGGTACTTTACCTAATTTTCTTGTACTATCACCTTTTGAATATCCATTTAAAACAAATTTTGCTCTAAATTCTGGTGTGTCTTTTACTGATCCTGTATCTGGCAAAACCACATCACCCATTAATGGTGTGTATGGTGTTGCTGGTGGCACGTTTGTAATTTCACCACTAGGTATTGAAACTACATCCGCTGCTGTTTTTTTTCTAAAGTAAAACCAATAGATTCCAAAAGCAGCTAATAATAACAATATTGTATTATCTTTTTTCATATTAAATTGTATTTACATCATTCATATAAACAAAACCAGATACCCCATTCATAAAATCACTACCTATCACTACGCTGTACATATTACTTTTAAATACGCCAGTATTAGTCATACCTAAATTAGCAGTATCATAAGTGTATAATAAATTCATATTTTGATCATATACATTTGTACCTACTTTACTATATACTTGTACTGATCCAGTGGGTGCGTTACTTTGACCTACGTAAACTGATCCAGTTTTAGTAGTGCCTTTTTTAAAGGATGAAAATATCACCCACGCTGCACCCAATCCCAATACTAATGGTAAAAACCCTTTTGATTGTTTCATATTAAAATCTAAATTTCATACCTTTTCTGGTATAGTTATTATTTATTGTGGCTATATCATCTTTACTTAAATTGCTAGTAATAAATTGTACTAGATCTTGCAATCCACCAGTGGGTATGCTAAAAAAATACTCTTGCCTTTGTCCGAATGTATCGTACAATAGTGCGAAATCTGCATCATTTTGTACCCTTGCTACTTGATATCCCGCATCACTTTTATTATCACTAGCACCGCTGAATTTAAGATCATTGTAAATATTGTTAGCAATGATCTGCCATTCACCTTTTGACTTGGATGGTAATTGTGTGGCTAAAGACTGGCTAACATAATCTTGAATATTTTGTTGTTGTGATGCCTCTTGCTGCAATTCTTGTGCTGACTTTACTATCCCTAATTTAACCAGTACTGGTTTAATTATAAAAAAGTACGCACCAGCTGCTACCAGTGTATATGTTATGATCTGTTGCCCATCTTTACCTACTCTTGCCATCTTATTAAAGGTTTATAAAGGTGAAAAAAATTAAAGCATTAATAGTAAACTTTGCAATTTTACATTGTTCATTTCATCCAGTTTACGCAAATGATCTATTGTAACCCCTTTATTCATTAAATTGTTTAGTATAATAATTGCCTCATTTGGATCTGGTGCATCCTCTATGCCAGCCATTCCAGCTGGTTGAGATCCATTAACACCTAAAATTTTACCTAAATACCCAAATATTAACCCCGCCATCTCTGGTGAATTTAATAAACCACTAATTCCGTTCATTGGTTTTTCTTCTGGCATATCATCTTCCATTTCATCTGCACTTAATTTAGCTAATATTAAGTTTTGTGTTTCCATCATTTTAGCCATTGCATTTTGCATTGCCCAATTTGGTTTTTCCACTCCACTAACTTGATTGTGCATATTAGGTATATCTACTACTCTAAATCTTAAAGCACATTCGTGTTCCATATTTGTATCTAAACTATGACGTTTGTTAAGTCCGTTGTATATTTTTAAAACATACAATGTTTGATCATCTTGCTGTTGCATAGCTACCAAAGTATTTTCTAGCAATGTTCTTCCCTCATCTAAGTCTGGCTTAGTGTATTGAAAACATTTATCTAGTTTACTTGGTGATAAAAAAGTATAAACAGCGAAATATGGACTGGTTGCATATCTATCAAACCAGTCCATAACGCCATCTATGCCAATAATTTGCGGTTTTGCTGACATATCCTATATATATTAAAAATGATAGTAAACACCAAAGCTATATGCTACACTTGTGGTAGATAAAGCAGTTGGTAAACTAACGTATGATTTAACCCAAGAAATCGTGATACCATTAATAGTTGGTAATTCAAAAGTATATGGATCTGCTGCACTATTAACTATATTGTTCATAGTTAACATAGGCACGTTATATACTAATTGAAGATCACCCTCATATAATGTTAAGAACGATTTTTTAAGATCTGCTGTTGTTACTGGTGTTGATCCAGTTAACGGCGTTGCTGTAATAGTTCCAGCCGTATAAATTTGGATGCCAGTAATTTTAGCGTTTCTTAAATTCGGCAAATCTGGAAAATAAAAACGTGTTAAGGTGCTACCACTAGGTACTGCAATCTCAACCGCTTCAAATCTTTCAATGCGTAACATTTGATTATTTTTATAAAATTAAAAAATAGGCGGTAGTGACTGACCGCCGGCAGCTGCGTTTAGACTTCGCAAAAGTATTATTTAACTGAAGTACAGTTTTGAGCTAAGATTCCATACCATAAAACAGATACATAAGTATTTGAATCTACGGTACTTGGTGCAGCTGGCAAAATAATACTAGCATTGATGTTACTTGCACCATTCAATACTAAATTAGGCTCACACACTTGTAAAGCATACTCATCAAAGTTTGCTTGATCTAAACTAAATTGTGCTGGACTTGTTGCAGTAGCAGCATTGAAGTTAGTATTTTGTTGTGTTTGTGGAATATCTAAATGTTGTAATACAGACCATTTTGGTAAAACGTTTTGGTTGTTTACTTGAATGTTCAAATATCCATTATACAAAGTGTATAATTGAGCAGCACCAGTACTGAACGCTGTTCTGTTTGGATATGTATAACTAATAGCAGCACCATTTGTAGATGATCCAGAAGTTAACATAATTTGAATACCGCTAACAATAAATAAGTCTTGTAAACTTAAACGTTGTTCACGTACGGTTGGTGTACCATTTTGGTTGTCATTAACCAATACTGGTACGTGATAAGATGCAGCACTGGTAGATAAAGCCACCTCGCTACGTAAATAAGAAGGAGTTAAGACTGCGTGAGATGCGTCATATCCTAATTGTTGGATCAATGTTTTTGAATTTTCAAACACTAATCTTTGTCCCATTTGTGTTGCCATTTTTTTAATATTTTATTCTTTTTTTAATAAAGGTTATATAAAGGTGAAAAAAATTAACATTTTTCCATTAAAGCAGCTGTGCGTGTATCACTAATTCCAGCGATATATGTACCAGCCGATGCACCTTGATATCCAGCAATGTTACGTACTGGTTTGTTTCCGTAATAACCAGCACCGATGCCAGCTATACCATTTAAGATACCAGCGGATTGAACTAATTTAAGTCCACCTACTGCAATCATACCAGCACCCAATTTCATACCTACATCACCCTTAATAAATTTAGGTGTAAAGATACCAGCTACAATAGGTACTGCACCATTAATTAAGCCTTTTGTAGTAGCACTCATTGTAGAACTAGCCATTGCCGTTCCGATTGCTTTACCTAATGCTTGAGCCAAAACTGCACCGCCAGCAATATATGCTACTGATGCGAATTGTCCACCAATTCCAGCCATTCTGTGATGTCTGCGTTTTGTATGGTGGCGTTTTGCGTGAGATTTTTTTCTTCTTGCCATTTTTTTGATTTTTAATTTTTGTTTATGGAAAATTTTTATTTAATATGTTTTTTAAGTTCTGAAATGTGCTTTTTTTCTTCTCTTAATAACATAATGTATGATTTTTTTGTTTTTTTCAAATCATTAATTATTAATGATGAATATTTACTTTTATTTTTTAATTTATTGTTAATACTATTAATTAAAAACTCATATTTCATAACATTATCAATAGATTTGTTTAACTTTTCTATTGTGTGTTTATTAATTGCACCCATCATATGTTTATGTTGTGCCTCATCTAATTTACTAACACTATCTTTTACCTTATGTATTCTATTTAAAATACTTTGCTCGCTAATTTTTTTCTTTTTTACTCCAGATACTATTCTTTTTTTAACAACTTTCTTTTTTGCAGCTATTTTCTTTTTAACTGTTTTTTTCTTTTTTGTCGCAGACTTTTTCTTTTTTCCCACTGGTGATTTGCCTTTATGCTTACTAGCATAAATTGCACTGGCTTGTGCCACTGCTTTTTTCCATTCCATTTTAGGACTTTTTTTTCTAATTATTTTTGCCTCTTTTATGATCCATTGTAAAGCTGTCATTTTTTATTTATTTTTTTCTTAAAAAAAGTAATAATGTTAAACCTAAAGTAACATATAATATTAAACTATTTGTATCAGTTTTTTTAGGTTGTTGTATTGGTGTATTTGATGTTTTAGGATTTTGTGCTGGTGTGCTTGGTATTTTAGGAAGATTCCAATCCCAATCGTGTGAATAAGGACTATTTAAATCTATTTCATTACCAAAAACATCAGTAAAAGTATTTGCCATTTTATTTCTTTTTAAATATTAAAATTAAACCTAGTGCTATTCCAGCATACAATAAAAAATTAGATTTTTGTATTGTTTGTTGTACATTTTGTACTATTTGTGGTGATGTTGCTTGAGTCAATAATTGATTTGCCTCGTTTTCATATCCACCTCTACGCAATTTATTTGCAAGATCCTGTGCTGTTATCGTTTTATTCCAATGACTATTATATGTCAAAACATTATTTGTACCATAAGCACGTATGTATTGTAAAATATTTAATGCCTCGTTTTGTATGCTATCACCATCTTTTATGATCCATCCGGTAACATTAGTACCAATAGGAAAACCCATCTGGCTATCTAGTGCATTCCATCCTTGCCAATCATTTGGATTTGGTTTACCTCTATTTATTGCAGCTATGATAAAAGGAATAACTGCCACTGCAATATCTACCACAGCCGTAAATGGTGCTAAAGTTCCACCAGTTGCAAGTGTTGCCTCACCAAAACCAATTTGTGCTGGCTTATACCCTATATATGCAATGTTATCCAATTTATTAATGTTTCTTTTTTAATAAAAAATAAGCACCTAAACCCACTGCACCAATTAATAACAAAGTATTTGTACTTATACCAGTGCTAGGTTGTTGACTTGTGTATGTTGGTGGTGTACCATAGCTACCATATTGTGTTTGATATGAACTACTAGGATATCCGCCACCATATTGTGGTTGTGGATTGAACGCAGATATTATACTAGGTGCTGAATTTAAAATTGATTCCCACCAGCTTCCGCCACCACTTGTATCTGAACCAGCGTTGTAACTTTTTGCTAAAGCTGGATCATATCCTAATAATGGATCATATTTACCTATACCACTCATTGCTACTAATGCCATATTTTGTATGTTTTTATCTTTAAAATAATACGGTTGTTTTTTTTCGTCATATTCATCTAGTACTGGATCTATCCAGTATTCGTTACCACCATTTTTTACCACTGCAAATACGTGTTGCGGTGTTGTATCAAATGGATCATAGCTAGCAAATCTATATGCTAGATTAAAATCTTGTCCAGTGTTACGTCTATAAGCATCCATTATACCCGCTGAAAACAAACTATAACATTTGCAATCAATTCCAAAACTATCACTGCCTATAATTGCACTAGGTGATCGTAGAATCTGCATATCCTCTGGCTCTATTCTATATTTAAAATTATCTTTTAAATATTCCCAAACATTATATGCTGTTTGATCTACGCTACCACCATCAAAGAACTTATAAATTTTATCATATTCACTCCTATACTTATCGTGTATATGTAAAATTCCACTAATTATATCTTTCGTGTCTTGATTGTATGTGATTACATCTTTCTTTCCAGTGAAAGGATCTAATCTACCAATCAATATATTTTTACTTACCATAAGAATAACTAAATTTTAATGGCAAATCAATATAATCTACTTTAATCATACCATCAAAATCTAACTGAAACCCACCAGTACGAAATGTACTAATAAGTTGTGCCACTCCACTATAAACCAATGTTACTGGTATTGCTAATTCACTAGCACCAGTATTTAATACGCTGGGTGTTATTCCTAACACATAACCAACATTTGATCCATTAACAAATAAATTACCACGTATGTTTTGCACTTCCGCTGTAACATTTGTTGGATTGTTTACTTGAACAATAATATTTATAGTAGGATTCGAAAATGATAGTTGTGAAAAATCAACAGACTTAAAAAATACATTAAATGTTTGAGATAAAACATATTTTTTATAAAGTATGTAAGTAAGTATTGAAGCTGGTATGATCCACCAATTTTTACCCATATAAACGTGATTGCACCAAAATTACTAAAAACCATCAAAACAAACAAAAATTACCCTCAAAATCATTAAATTTAAACTTTTTTTTAAATTGTGGAAAAAATTTAGGGCAGATTTGCAATGTTACGAATGTAAAAGTGTATTTTTGGCTTGCTCGGGGCAAGCAAAAATACACTTCAAAATGCCCTTAAAAACCTACATTTTACACTTAATTTTTTTCACCTTTATATAACCTTTGGTAAAATATATTTGGTAGTTTAGAAAATATTTGTAGTTTTACTTCGTTATTATGTTTTACTGACTATAAAACCCACTTTAAATGAAAACAAACTTACCTCACACCGAATCTGGTGTATTGTTAGAGATCATACGATTGACTAACAAAAAAGAAATCCTCGAACAAATTTTTAATTACACGAATTTTAAGAATGTAAAAATTCTTTTTGATGCAAATAATCACCCAGTGATACTGGATAGTGATTTGTTGCCGTTTCATCTACCCACCGAAGTATTTAATCTTATGGAAGATGCAATCGAGCAATACGAAAAAGATTTGATGACATTAAAATTTCACCTTAAAAATTTGTAAAATGAAAAAGCACTACTATTTAGGATATTTAATTTTTGAAACTTTGTACGATCACTTAACACCTAAAGTTTTTATCGTGCAAATGGATATGTCCGAACACGGAAGTTTAATATCCGCACAATGCCACATTGATTATTTAACAAAATAGTATTTTATGAACTATTATTTACTTTTAGCAATAACCAAAAAATCAAAAAAATGGAAAATCAAACAGAAAAAAAACCAAGTATCGGTGCGTGGAAAAAACAAACCGCAGCTGGAAAAACTTACATCCAGTTTACTATTGAAGGAAAAAAGTACATAATGTGGGAAAATGGCTATAAATCACAGCCAACGCACCCAGATTATAAAATTTACGAAGATATTAAACCAGCAAAACCAGTAGTAAATGAATAATATCACCTCACCAGCGTTTCCAGTAATGCCAATGCAAGACAATTTTAAAAGACTTGTTGTGCCAGTGGCGGGCGTTAATAAGCTAGAATACTTTGCCTTACAAATCTTTAAAGCTAGATTATCTAATAATTTTGAAGATCACCAAAACGAATTAATGGCAACCAGTATCATAGATGCACTTGTATTTTTAAATAAATTGGAAGAAAAAACAAAAGACTTAAACAATGAAAAAACTGATAACAAACCTATTTTTGACTACTAATGGTCAAGCATTGCTGATCGTTATTGTGGCATTTTTATTATGTGCGTTGTTACAAAATATTTAGATGGAAAAAACTGACTATAAAAAAAATATTGATCAAACACTAATAAAGCGAAAATACAACCCAGACTATACACCAACCAAAGAAGATAATATATTGATCATTGGCAACCGCCACGTAGGATCATTGCAAAACTTCTGTGTATTTTCTGGGTTGCCGTAACCAAAAGCGGGCAAATCTACCTTTATTGCCGCACTGGTTGCTAGTGCCTTTGTTCCCTATGATGTGTTTACTATGAAAGTACACCTACCCACAGATAGGCGTAGGATCTGTTATTTTGATACAGAAAGCAGCGACTATGACTTTTACAGACAGATAGGTAAAATAAAAGGATTTAGTGAACTAAACCAGTTGCCACCTTATTTTGATGCATTTCAAGTTCGTGAAGATTCCAGCCACGATATTAAAAAGCTAATAGATCGTTACCTTGAATTAAATTTTGATTGCAGCGTACTGGTAATAGATGGACTTCTGGATTTATTGACAGATAGCAATGATACCACAGAAAGCAGCTTATTAACTAAATGGCTAAAAAAAATTACCAAAATTTACAATATACTGGTGATAACCGTACTGCATCAAAGTAAATCTAATTTATCTACCACTGGTCATATAGGATCTGCCAGTGATCGTTTTGCTCAAAGCACACTGGATATAGTAAAGGATAAAGACAAAAACACTTATGTACTTACTAGCCGCTTTATGCGTAGTGATAGCGATTTTGAGTCAGTAACATTAATGAATTTTAATGGCGTGTTTCAGCAAATTGATAATGATAATAAAAGCACAAGTAGTAATAAAGCAAGCGATTTAAATGATAAAGATAGTCATTTGTTATGTCAGCAAATTGTAACTATTGAAATGTATTATGAAGATATTGTAAAAGAAATTATAGAAAGAACAGCTAAAAGTAAAGGTTTTGCAAAAAATTTAGTAAAGATTTGGATTAGTAAAGAATGGATAGTAAAAAATAAAAATTTAAAATACACAATACCATTAATTTTTTAATTTATGAACAACATTGACTTATTTGGAAATGAAATAATAAAAGATGAATTATTGAGGGATAGATTTATGGAACCACCATTTAGTGTTTTAGATAGCAAAAATGGTAATTGGCAAAGGAGAAAAAGACTATGGAAACAAAAAGGTATAAAAAGTGAAATAGGTAGAAATGTAAAAGTTATAAATAATACGTTTACTGAAAAATATGGTCGTGAAGGTATGCCAGAAGAATCAATTTTTGATCCAGCTTTAACAGAATTATTGTATTACTGGTATTGTCCAACAAATGGTAAAATTTTAGATCCATTTGCTGGTGGTAGTGTTAGAGGTATTGTTGCAAATTATATGCAATATTTTTATACTGGTATTGATATTAGACAAGAACAAATTGATGCAAATATATACAATGCACTTGAAATATTACCATATAATAATCAACCAAAATATTATGTTGGTGATAGCAATGTAGTACTAGATGAATTTAAAGAAAATAGTTTTGATTTTGTTTTTAGTTGTCCACCTTATTCAGATTTAGAAATATACAGTGATTTGAACGGTGATATTAGTAACATGAATTACGAATGTTTTTTATCTGCTTATGACAGCATTATAAAAAAGTCAATTAAATGTTTAAAAAAAGATTGTTATGCTGTATTTGTTGTTAGTGATATTAGAGATAAAAAAGGTTTTTATAGAGACTTTGTAAGTAGTACCAAAAAGTGTTTTATTGATGCTGGAGCAATGTTGTATAGTGAAGCTGTTTTATTGCAGCCATTAGGTACTGCTATGTTAAGAGCAAATAGAACTTTTAGCACTGGAAAACTTGTTAAAGTACACGAAAATGTTTTAATATTTAAAAAAATATAAATATGATAACAATATTTAAACGATTGTATTTAATACTTGTGCTAGTTCCAGTTGCAGCGTGTTACGCTTTATTAGTGATGCTGTGGACTATTATAGTACACTTATACGATATTTCAGTAATTAAATTTAAAAGATAATATGAAATACATTTTAGCAATATGGATTTGGGAAATATCAAAAACAATATTTTATAAAATATTAAAAAATACTAATGGTTAGTTGTAGTCAGTAAAAAAGAAAGCAGCCAGTTTTTTAAACTGACTGCTAACTGACTATAAAACCCCTTTGGGGGATCTTAATTTTTTTCA